TTGTAATGTTGCTTCGTTTACCATTGTTATAATGAATTTATAAAATCTTCTACTGCATCTTGTTGCTCTCTCGTCATTCCTGAGCCGTAATCATTTACATTTGATCCATCTTTTAAAATCCAGTTAAAAAATGCCGGGTCGTTATCCGCTTCATTTTTTACCCAAGCATCGAAATTTAAACTCATATTAGAGTTGTTGTAATTTTCTCTTAAAATTTGCTCTGCATTTGAAATTAATAAGTGTGACATGATTTTTTGTTTTTGGGTTTTGAAAAAAGCAGTTGTAAGGATGCTGGACCCCCCTGTGCGATTTGGGTTTAAATCACTTCTGTTTGAAAAACAGCTATGCCGGTCTGGTTGCATACGATGCTGGCCGTGCCGCCTTTGAAATCTGCAAAATAACTCTCATTGCTGCCGTTATTGCTGTCAATGTAGTCTACCGCTTTATCGTATTGATAAGCGAAGCCCTTGCTCATCGTGTTGTGCGAACAATTGAAAACAACATCATAGTCGTATTGCGACTCGATGAATTCGGTTACGATTTTGCTGCCTGAATTCAACTTGTTAAAGGGCATGCCAGACTTGTTTTCAAATGCAAGCGTCATTTCTTCGAGGCTGGAGAAAACGGCATCCCAGGGTCTATTGGTGTTGTCAACGCTTACATTGAGATTTTCATGCGTATCACCGAATGCTTCACGTACATGTGTCACAGCATAGCAGTAGTGCATGTATTGAACGTGGTGGAATGTGACAATAATAGATCCGTCAGGGATAGCCTTAGAAGGCTTGCGAAAAGACTCGAGCACCTCAGGGTCAGACATGTAGTCTTCTTCATCAATAGTAAGCTCTTGCAGTTCGACAGTGCAGTACTTACCATTCTCAGAATAATCGCCTTTGCATTGTTTCGCAAATTCATCTTTTGCTTGTTGTAAACTTTCAAAATCAAATGATTCGTGTATAGAATCACCCCTGTTACCATCGTAATCCTCTGTTACTAATACGCTGTACTTTTTCATATTTTAAAGCGGTCTTTATTGAGTTGCCCCCTCATTTGAAAATCAAAGATAGTAACAATTTTGTTACCATGCAATAGGTGTTTAATCGTTAACGAAATTTTAACATTTGGCTAATTTTATTAGTATTCGTTACTCGCTGCCCTAACAGCATCTTCGATACGCCTACCTCTCTTAACATCATACACCTGCTGCACCATTGCAGTGCTCTTGTGCGAATTAAGCAGCGCAGCCACAGCTGAGCCTGTAACATCTACCATCTCAGTTGTATTAGCGTGTTTGAGTGCATACAGATCAGCCGTAATGCCCAGCGGCTTCACTACCCTACGCCATCGCCTTGTAACCGTATCTGCTGCAACCGATGAAGGACCGGCCAGTAGATTTCTGCTGAAAAGGTAATAATCATCCGGCACCCCTTTTAGTGCCATCTTCCAATATCGAACAGCAATGCTCTTCACTGGCTTATCCACCTCAGCCGGTTGGCGATCCTTCTTTATCGTCACCCTGATTGTTTGCTTTTGCAAATCCACCTGCCCGGCTTTCAATAACATAATTTCACTAAGCCGGATCCCTGAATGAAAGAAAATCCTTAAAAACAACCGAAACCGATTCTCCCCGATCATCCGTAACCGCTTATCCAGCTCTGCTCTTTGCTGCCGGGATAATACCTCTTTTATTACCCGCACCACCTTTGCTTTCTTTATGCCGATAACCGGATTAAATTCAAGAACATCATACTGCAGCAGCTCGTTAAAAAGAACTGATAAATGGGCCCTGTAATAGTTGAAGTTGTTAGCAGTCCACTTGGATCCTTTCGCCTCACCTACTGCATCCAGGATACTTCTCACATGCCGCCTTTTTACATCTCCAATTATCAGGTTAAAATAACAAAGCTTTCTGCCTGCTTTCTCAGAATGCAGGATGATTGACTTGTAATCCGCTGTTGATTTACCCTTGAATTTAGTGGATGCAAATCTTAGGGCATCGAATAAAGGAGTTCTGGAAGTTACCTGGCCGGCTTTTGGAATAATAAACTGTTTTGCGATAGGATTATAGCCATTTTTGAGCATCTCAATTTCATTGGCTAACAGTGCAGCGGTTGCGGCTTTCTTCTCAGCGTGCTCATTGTAGATATTCATTCCTTTGATCACAATGAGCTTTGCCTTCTTGTCGGGTTCGTAGAAATAGTACTGGATGCGCCAGGCGATGGGCCGCCTATTAGTGCGCCAGTCTTTTGGAAAAACCGAAGGATTTGAACACCGGCAATTGGAGGGAAGTAATAACATTTTTATTAACTATTTTATTAACTCCGAAATCCTAAATTCTCCAAAAGCCTTGTCCAGCTTGTGACCGCGTTAGGATTCAAACCTAAAACCTCCTGATCCGTAGAAAGATTAAGAGCGATGAAACTCAATAGAATCAAGGGTTCTACTTACCTAAAACAGTACTTTTAGGCGTACTTTATTAATTATTTTATTAACCCTATAAATGGGAGGCCGGCCCAATAGTATCCAATCGCAGCTCACGCCATAATGTTTGCATACAGCAGCAATCATAGCTACCGTAAATGAATGCTTGCACTGGATTACTTTTGCAAAATTCTGCTTGCTCATTCCACATACATCAAGAAATTCCTGCCGGTATTCGATATCGCCTTCGTTTATAAGCCTTGCCAATAATTTTAACATACGAACATCCTGATCGGTGCGGCCTGTATCCGGTGGAATTTCTCCGTATGATAGCTTTTTGTTTGCCATTATTGAGATGCATTTTCAATTTGACTTGCAGGGTTTTCTTTAATGCTTACCCTTTTTGATATAGTTTCTTTTTTCTGTAGTTTAGGAATCTTAAAGTCATTCATATCAATTTTATCAGTGATGATTTTGTAGATAGTATCCTGAATCTGCTGGTCTTCAAACTTTGTCTCATAGCTTTTGTTTACACTTTTTCGAACCATTGAAACAACATCCGGACATAACAGTATTTTTGCTATAGAATTTGGTGTAAGTGCAAGAGCTTTATTCCAAAGTATATCAAGTCCATTTTTGTTAACCATTTCCTTGCACAAATATTGAATTTTATCGATAGCTGCTTTCACAGATGCTGCATCGGAAAAGTCTACCGAAAAAACCTTTTTATGAATAATTGGTTTTTCAAATAGTATTCTGTAAAAATCAAAGTTTTTACCGTTTGTTAAAAGTGCCCATTCCACTCCTTCATTGGCTCCATAGTTAACAGCTTGCCTTAGATGGCTTTCATTCAAGTTCAGACTAAATGCTTTCACTTCAACAAGAAAATGCCTTTTGCCGCTCATTTGTATCATGTAATCAGCATAGGTGCCTTTAATCATGTATTCTGTTCTTACTTCTTCCAAGGCAGTGTACCCAAGCACATCGGTAAGGAAATGATTAATCATGATCCGGGTACCACTTTCATCCAGATCAGTAATAGAACCGGAAAGAAATCTTTTGCAATAAGACTTGATGTTTTCAGAAAGCTTTTGTTTTTTTAAATCAGATAGCATAGCTGTATGGCTTTTAGGTTGGGTTAATGATCCATTTTACACGGCAAGAGAAAATGATATCAGCAATATGTATTTCCTGGGATGGTATGCTTTTATTATGAGCTACCAGTGTTAAGGTGTCTTTCTTTTTTCCGGGATGCACAAATTTCGTAGTGTCAAGCCCATCCTTTGTCTTGATAATATACTTTTCTCCATAAGTGATTCCACTTGATACGCATCTTTTCCCAACCAGCCAAGCTTGGTTCATGATAATAGGATACATGGAATCACCAGATGCTTTCTCAGCGTAGTCGCAGCCCGGAAATACATTGGCTGGCAGTGTAGCAATAACCTCTTTTCTCTCATCATTGTACATCGTTATATTTCCCAGAGAAGTTGATCCGTTAAAAACCGGCACATCAGAATAAGAATTTGCGTTTTTGCTTTTTAATCGTTTAACATGGTATGGCTCTTCGGGATCAGAAAGTAAATTGTCATATATTATGTCATGTATCTGTATGCCTAAAATCCTATCTAAAGCAACTATGGTGTCAGATTTGTATTTAGGAAACACACCATCCTCAAATCTTTGGTAGTTTCTCAATGAAATGCCTGCCAATTCAGCCACTTCAGACTGAGTTAGCCCTTTTTTTAACCTCGCCTCTTTTAATACTTTGTCAGCAAAATTAGTTTTCATTAGAAAATATTCAATAATTACGCCAAAAAAATAGACAAAATATATGACTTAAAATGTGCAATATGACAAATTACGCCCTATCTTTGTTCTACAACAAATAAAAAACAATGTTACACGAAAAAATTGGATTGACAAAAGAGGTCTTGGGTAGGATAAAATCGGATGTTGATTTGTGGGCCGGTATCTGCAAGATATTGAACATTTCGCCTTCAAGCATACAGACATTGTTGCATAAAAACGATCCAAGGCTTACGCAAGCGAGCGTATTGGAATTCCTAAAGAATGAATTGGGCGTGCAAAGTACAGACTATTTATTAGAAAAACAAATTCCAAGTGGCAAAAACGAAAAAGCACTTTGTTCCTGAGCTTGACCAGGCACTTAAACTTATGCAACAAGCATCTAAGCTCAGAATGCAAGCTGCAAAGATTGAAGAGCGTGGTATAGAGCTGATTGAAAAGCTAAAGCCCACCATCCAAGTGCATCAGGCAGTGTCGCAGCGATTGAAAAGAGCATTATCATAACCCCCAAAATACCCCCAAATGAACCTTATACATTTTATAGGCAATATCAGAATCGAAGTCGCTTACGAACCAACAGAAAGAATAGTTAATGAGATTATCTCCATCTCAGTTGAAGATGCGGATATCCTCAATGACCTGATGCTTTCCGGTGCAGCCGATGTGATTGTTGATAGTGTGGACTGGCCTGAAGTATATGTAGAATACCAGGAACCTTCTGAAATAGCAGCTTAATCACTTCTAAAATATACAATCATGAACCCCAAACTAAAAATTCAAAAAAACTTTATGCAGCTCGCTATCAACTGGATGAACTCCATCGAAGCTTGCGACAATTACATCGAAAGAGGCGTTGAGGTAGCCTACTACATCAAGTGCAAAGAAAAAGCAATCGATGGCTATGTGGCTGCCATGCAGGAAGTGGCTGAGTCCATCCATGAAATGAGCCAACAAAGAATTAAATCCGATTTCATCACCGCCTAAATATATCAGCATGACACAAGAATTCAACCTGTCAAAAGAATTGATCCTGCTATTTGCAGCCTCCACTATCCTACTCGGCTTAATTGTTACCCTTGTTCTTTTTTACATCGATCCTATTAAGAAAGAGTTGAAAGAAGAGCAGCGTAAGCGGGAAATATTTGAAGAAGCATATATGAGCTCCTTAATGGTTGACGAACATGGCAACATTCAGGATTCAGACGTTCACGATGGCTACTCTTTAGATAGCCGGTAATAAAATATGTGGGGTAGCGCAGTTGGTAGCGCAGTAGACTCATAATCTACAGGTCGCTGGTTCGAGTCCAGCCCCCGCACCAATTAAAAAGTGTTTCATGGTTTTTGGGGATTAATAAGTATTACGGCTCTGTATTTCTATACTGGAGCCTCCTTTTAAAAAGTAACAAACAATTCATCATACTATGGCAACAGAAAAAAAAGACGGAGTAAAAGTAGAAACCAAGCTGGCTCCATCGCTGCACAAGAAGTTCAAATCGAACTGCAAAAAACTGAATGTATCAATGTCGCAAAGAGTACGCGACTTGATTCAAAAAGATCTAAAGAAGTAACAACAATGCCCGGCGGCAACCGGGCATCATTAAAAATGTAAAATCAATTTTTATATATGAGCACAAATGTAAATCAAAAAATGAATATTGTTCAGAAAATAGAACAGTCTTCCCCTGCGCAGCTGGCAAACATTCCAGAAGTAGCAGATCGTTTTCAGCACATTTACACCGTTATGAATGGCGGTGATCACTCTAAGGCTGCTGTGAAATATGAAGCCGAGAAATTCCACTTCATGAAGCTGATCCAGGATAAGCCGGATCTCGCTGCCTGCACCAAACTATCTCTGTACGGTTGCTTTCTCGACATGGCAGTAAACGGACTATCCTTTGATCCTTCCATGAAGCATGCCTACGTGGTGAGCTTCAATACAAATGTGGGAGGCAGGGATAATCCAAAGTGGGAGAAAAGGGCCACACTAATGATTAGTGGGTATGGTGAGCTGCAGATGCGCACACGCCAAGGCCAAATCAAATATGCCGACAATCCGGTGCTGGTTTATGAAGGTGATGTGTTTTCTTGTGGCACAAGAAACGACAAGCCTTTCCTTGATCACGTTGCTGCATTCCCAAGGAAAACGGATAACATCATCGCTTGCTACATCAGGCTGGAACGTCCGGATGGATCGGTGGATTACAAAGTGCTGAGCATTGAAGAGGTAATGAAGTTGAAGAAGTTCAGCAAGGATCCAAACAGCAAAGCATGGACAGATGGATTGCCAGGCATGGTTCAGGCAAAAACTATCAAGCATGCATTCCGCTCTTATCCTAAAATCAGGATGGGTGAATTCTCAACACTGCAAAGCCAGATGGTTGATGAAGAAAACGATGCTAATACAAAAATTGATTACGGACTTAATGGCTCCATGCCGGCACCAGCATCATCGCTTCCGGAAGCTACCGGCACCTATCAGCCTACAATGATTGTAGAGCCTGCCGCACCGGTTGAGCATGTGGCGGATGATTCTTTCACCAAATCACCAAAAGCGGAGCCTGCAGGCAAGAGCTTTGAGAGCGATGATTTCTAAACCATTTTTATAAACCCAATCAATAAAAAAATCATGGAAACAACACAAACCAATCAGGTGGCAGTTATCGAGAACTCTATTGAGGTCCTTAAAACTGGCCCGCAAATACTTGCGACCAACCAACAGAGAGCTGAGAAAGCTCTCGCCGTTGGTCGCAATATCCTTTCTACCATTCAGGAAACCGGCATGACTCCGGAGCTTGATGAAAGAGCAAAGAATTATCTGGTGAACATTAATAAAGCCGGAAAAGAAATGAAGGAGGAAAGGGCTGCTGTTACTCAGATCATGGATGAGCTTAAAAAGATGTACACCGTGGTCGAGAATGATCTTGACATCAAAAAAGCTGGTACAGTACCTGCACTCATCCAAGAGCAGCGTGATGCTTATGCCAGGCAAATCGCTGAGGAAGCAGAAGCAAGGCGTAGGGCCGCTGAGATTGAGGCGGCAAAAAAGAATGAGGCTATTGAAATTGCTTCGCATGCCGAAAAGATGCTCAATGAACAGTTCAACGAATGGCTGCTTGGAAAAAAAATGGCTATGACGAAATTCTTCAACGGCCTTACACTGGAAACCTTCGATGAGGGTGAGCAGAGACTTACTCAGGCAAAGATTGTTGTGAATTGGGAGCCTTGTCAAGTGCACCATTTAGCATTTGTCCGCTATCATTTAGCCGGAGAAACTCATGCCATTGAAATGGCTAAATACAACGAGCTTTTACCCGACTTCCAAAACAGTGCCATTGCTGAACTTACCATACACCGGGATGATATCATTGAAAAACTTCCATCCAAAAAAGCTGAATTGCTCGAAGCAAAGCGGTTGGCTGATGAAGCCTATCAGGCTGAACTTAAAGCCCGCCAGGCAGAGAAAGAAAGGTTGGAAGCTATTGCAAAAGCCAATGAAGCTGAGAAGAAAAAACTGGAAGCCGCTGCAGAGCAGGCCCGCAAAAAAGAAGCAGATGAGGCTGCTCAAAGGAAAGCCCAACAGGATGCTGCTGAGAAAGAGAAAGCTGACAGAGAATCTGCTGAATCAGCCCGGCTTGCAGAAGAAGCTGCTGAGGCTAAGAGGAAAGCAGATATGGATGCCGATATCAAAAAGCAAGGTGAGCAGACTATGGTGATGTTTGAAAAAGAGGCCGCTGTTGCTGAATCGGTGGATGCACCTGAAACAAAGCAGGGCTATGAAATTACTGTTCTCCATCCGGTTGGCTTCACTCAAATCTTTGCTTTATGGTTTGAAAAGGTGGGTAAGGATTTGCCGGTAGATAAAATTGGCAATACCAAGCTTGACCAGATGAAAGCCTGGGCAGAGAAAGAGGCCCACAAAGCCGGGATGAAGATAGATAGCAAGTTCCTGCAGTACAACGAAACCTATAAAGCCGTAAACCGCAAAGCAAAAGCATAATGGAAAATTGGTTGCCCATTCAAGGATATGAAGGAGTTTATGAAGTTTCAAATTTCGGCAATATCAGAAGTGTAAAAACTACTGTGCCATGCCTTATGAAGTTGAATTTTAAGAAGAATGGCTATGTGTACATATGCTTATCGGATAATAATAAAAAAAATCATTTCAGAGTTCATAGGGTTGTAGCAATAGCATTCATTTCTAATCCTGGCAATAAATCAGTAGTGAATCATAAGGATGGTGATAAGGCAAATAACAAAGTTGAAAACCTTGAATGGGTAACCTCTTCTGAAAATGATATACACGCTTATAAAAATGGATTAAGGGTGTCTCCAAAAGTATGGACTGGCAAAAAAGGCGCTGATCATAACAGATCTGTAAAAGTTATTCAACAGGACTTATCAGGAAATTTCATTGAGCAATACGATAGCTCACAGCAGGCGAAAATGATAACAGGAATACCGCATCAAAATATTATTAAAGTTTGTCGTGGGCAGAGAGCAACTGCTGGCGGCTTCAAATGGGAATATGGAAACTAATTATTACAACAGACCCGAAGTGTCAAACTCTGAGCTTAGTTGGCTTGAGAAATATTGGCTGCCACAACAGATCATTATTGATTTAGAGGCAGCGTACCGATTTGGTAGTTTATTAGATGCAATGATAACTGAAAATCACACAGTGAATTACTTTAACCTCACCGTGGCCGGAAAAACATTCGAGAAAGCAGAGTTTGAAAAGGCTGTAACAATGAAGAAAGTATTTTTTGCAGATCCTTTTTGTAAAGCGTTGGCTGCTCAGTGCAGCATGCAGAAGGTTACCATCAAACCTGATTTTGAGATTGATTACAACGGATTCAAATTTTCATTGCCGGCCAGAGCCAAATGGGATTTCTATGCAGACAAAATTGATTTATCCGGAGACCTGAAAACAACATCCTGCACCACACAGAAAGCATTTGAGGAAACGATTGATAAATATAGCTATGACAGACAGGCGGCTTGGTACATGGACCTGGAAGGGAAAAACAATTTCATGTTCATTGCCATCAGTAAGGTGAACCACAAGATTTTCAAGGTGCCGGTTAAAAGAGGCGATGCGATTTTTAGCAGAGGCAAAGAGAAGTATCAGGAGTTGGCATTTCGTTACTGGTACCTATTCGGGGACTTTAAAAATGCAGCCTGATGATTGAAAGTGTGATTGAAATAAAGGAAGGCCGCATCCGTAATGGTGAAGCATTCAGGGAGGAGTTCAGGCAGCTCCGGGATGGCAACTACAAAATTACGGTGAAGGATATCAGGACAAGATCACTTCCACAGAACGCATACTATTGGGGTGTTGTGGTGCCGATGGTAAAGAAAGGTTTGTATGAAGAGGGATTTGATGAGGTAAAGACAAATGAAGATGCCCATGAAGTGTTGAAGCTGCTTCATCTTAAAAAACAGTTTGTAAGCAAGAGCACCGGTGATGTGATAGAATTTGGCGGATCCACAGCAGAACTAAATGTGCCAGGATTTAATGATTACATAGAGAGAATTTGCCGGTGGGCAGCTGAGTATCTGAGCATATCCATCCCATCTCCTAATGAGCAGTACCAGGAATTTAAGGATTGGGAAAATGAGATTGAGAAATGCTGAAACTAAAGATTGACATTTTCAGTACGATGAAGCCAAGTGTGAAGTATGGAAGCGCTGGAGATGAGGTAAAAGTGATAGCATACTTTTCAAATGTGCTGATTGTAGAACGGCTGATTGATAAGAATAGGTTTGCTGTCAAGCCTGAACATCTGACAGAAGTAACAATAAAGCATGAAGCTGCACCCGATGATGCAGTTATCAATAATAAACCAATTATCAACCGGGGGCCGGTATCGAAAAAGAAAGCAGCTCCCACAAATCAAAACACTCTATTCTGATGGAAAAAGTAAAAATCAAAAAAGCGAAGATCAAAGATTCCATGTTCCTGGAAGTGGAATACACCGAAGAACTACCGGGCCACAACAAAAAGGATACGAAGCTGTCCAGTACGGTGCCTGTGCATGAAGATATGAAGCATGCATTCGAGCAGCTACATTTCCATCTTGCCATTCTCTGTGATGAAGTTAAAACGCCAAAGCGTGGTGACCTTGAAGGGGTGTCCTATCCGGAATTTTCCGTAGGTGGATTCAGTGTGGGTGGTAATGGCGAGAATGAGGGTGTGACTATCTCCGGAAGCAAGGAGGGTAAGTTCGGGACAGTAAATCTCAATACCCCATTCACAAAGTATGAGGCATCCGATTATCCGTTTATCAGCGAGCTGGGTGCATGCATTGAGAGTTGTGTGTATGAGATAGAGCAGTATCTATTTGAAGGCAAGCGGGCACCGGAAGCGCAACTGGAACTGTTCGAAGATGAAGATGCTGTAGTTGCAGAAACCAATTAATAACCGTTTAAAAAAATACAATGGCAAAAGCTAAAAAACTACCCGAAGCACTTACTTATCGTGGCGTATTACTTCCAATATTGACCTCTGATATTTTAATTGTCTCCAATACCCGGAAGCATTTTAATGAAGATGATCTCCTTGAACTATCCAACAGCATCAAGCAGGTAGGCATTCTGCAGCCGCTTGTAGCTCATAAGGATCCGAAAGACATCAAGTTTTCACTTATCTGTGGAGAACGTAGGCTCAGAGCTGCAATGCTTGCCGGGATTACAGAAGTGCCATGTATGGTTTATGATTCCCTGCCCGATGATGTGGTGCTCGAAATGCAGATTACTGAAAACCTGCAGCGCAAAAACATCAACGTGATGGAGGAGAGCGATGCCTTTCAGCAGCTTGTATCAAGAGGTATCAGCACACCTGAATTGATTGCCGATAAGCTCGGCACCAGTGTTCGCTATGTGTATGACAGACTGATACTGCAAAAGGTTATTGAAGATGTGCAGGTGCACATCCGTTCCGGGAAATTCTCCATCAGCCACGGTAAGCAATTCGCACGCCTACCATATGATGATCAGATGAAGCTGTGGCTTTCAGTGGAAAATGATGAGACTTTAACTGCAGATGATATCAAGCAAGAAATTTTATCCAAGTTCGACTTAAAGTTGGAAGATGCGCCCTTTGATATCGAGAGCAAGAAACTGGTAAAGAAAGCTGGTAGCTGTATCGATTGCACCAAAAGAACAGGCTGCAGACTGGTGCTATTCGAAGATGTTCGCCAGGATGATCTGTGCCTTGATGTAGACTGTTACAATTCCAAGGTGAACGCATTTATCGAGCAGAAAATCGAGCAGCTTAAAAAAGAAGGCAAGACCGTTAAAATGCTTACTGCAAAATACAAATGCAATGATGAGCATATCACCGGCAAGCAAGATTGGCAGCGAAGTGAAAGCGAAGAAGAGACCGACTGCGTGGGCATTATCGTTGAAGCTCAAACTTGGGATGAGAGAAAGGTGGGTGATATCATTTATCTGCAGCCGGAAGAAGAACAGGAAGATGATGAGGATGATCAGGATGATGATGCAGGTGAAAAAACTACCAAAAGTAGTAAATCAACTTACGTTAATCATGAAGAGGAATTCTGCCTGCTTATTGCCAAAAAATTGTGCAACAAGTATGAGATGCAGAACGATTCCTTCCCCGATAAAAACTTAAACGAACTCATAAAAGAACAATTAACGGATAAGTTTTGGAGGTTTGAAGAGTATCTACAAAAAATTGTTTTTAAGGTGCTTGATATTGAAAAAATCAAAGATTCTGATGATGATGAACAGGTAGAGTTCTGCGTAAACGCAAGCTTCAAAGCCTATCTGCATAATCATGTATCTGAGGCTCAACTCCCCAAAATCGTTACACTAATTCAGGCTTTAAATTCTATTGATAGTAGCTGTTACATAATTGATGACTCGCAAAAGGCAGCTGAACTTTCCGAAGAATTGCAGCCAATCGGGCTTAACATCTATGCCATTCTTGAAGAGTACCGGAACGGCAACAGCAGCATCCTTGATAAAATTCAACCAGTAGAAGCCGATTAATCATGCTCGACATTTTAGAAACCAATAATGGATATCAAGTAACCTTCCAGGATAAGCCTTGGTTGGTGGAAGCTATCAAGCAAATCCCCGGAGCTGAGTTTCGCCAGAACGATGGAAAGAAATTCTGGTGGGTACCAGCCAGCAGCGGTGGAGCTCTTCTGAATTGGGCAAAGGGCATCAATGGCAATGTATCTACAAAGCCAGCAGCACTTGAAATTGGAGAGATAGAGCCACTGCCTGAGCTTACTATTGACATCCCGCTAAAGATGAGCCTGTTCCCCTACCAGCGCAATGGAGTGGCATACGGAATCAATAAGAAGAGAATCATTAACGGTGATGATATGGGCCTTGGCAAGACAGCGCAAACCATTGCCACACTAACCGGTGCCGGGGCAAAATGTATCCTGGTTATCTGCCCCGCTACACTAAAAGAGAACTGGAAGCGGGAATGGAAGATGTGGACAGGTAAAGATGCCATGGTGCTTAATGACCGGGTAAAAAACACCTGGCCACAATACTATAAAGTGGGAATGATCAATGTGTTCATCTGCAATTATGAATCCTTAAAAAAGTATTTCGTTCAAGCCATCAATAAGCCGGAAGATAAACCGCTCCGCCTGAACCATATCATATTCAAAGAAACTATTGACCTATTCGATGCCGTTGTGATCGATGAGATGCACAGGTGTTTGCCCTATGAGTCAAAAATTTTAACTAACAGAGGATGGATTCAAATTGGAGAAATTGTTGAACAAGGGCTATCTGGATTACTTGTTGCCTCTTACAACACTTTTACAAATAAAGTATCTTTAAAAAAAATTAAAAACCTTTGGAAAAATGATCTTGGAGATAGAAAATTATACCGCATCAGGCATGATAAAGGAGAGCTCTACGCCACGGGCAACCACAAAATTTATCTCTCTACCGGACGGAAGAAAGAGGTATGTGAAATTGAAGCTGGAGAAGAATTGTGTTTATTGTCAGAAGATTTTCTATACTCCCAAGGCCGGGAAAGCAACAGTTCAATACTGCTCGAGAACTTGCGCAGGGAAGCATGTGAATACACTGCCTCATGTAAAAGAAGCAATAAAAAAAGCCAACGCAAAGCCTTTGCTTCAAAAAATATGCGCCTTTTGCAATCAGCCTTTCACCAGGCTTTCAAGAGGCAAGCAATCAGAGAAAATAAGATTTTGCACACAGAGCTGCTCAGCCAAGTGGAGAATGGCCCAACCGGAAGCGCTTTTAATGAATCAAAATCCAATAAGAGCAGAGAAATTAAGACAAAGCGCATTGAAGCAAATGCAAAATCCGTTATTGAGAGAAATGCATTCAGAAAGAATGAAGTTCAACAATCCAATGCACAAGCCAGAAATTTCGGAAAAGGTAAGATTAGCCAATGTCGGAAAAACATTTCTTTCAAGAGGAGGGAATGGCAAAGCGACTGTTCCACAGATAACTCTATTAGCCGCTTTAGATTTACCGGAATCAGCAATGGAGTTTCCTATAAAAACGAAGCCAGTAAAGGATTTGTTTCAAAGCCTGCCAAGTTGCTACAAAGTAGATATTGGAATAGAAGAAATAAAATTAGCAATAGAGGTGGATGGGCAGAGCCACAGCACCAAAAAATGGAAGTTTTTGGACAAAAGAAAAACGGAAATATTGAATGCGTTAGGGTGGAAAGTGTTACGATTCACCAACCAAGATGTACTCATGAATATGCCTACAGTTCTATCAAAAATAAGATCGTTTATGATCTTGAAATAGCCGATAACCACAACTACTTCGCAGACGGCATTCTTGTTTCTAATTGCAAGGACTATAAAACACAGCTTTCAAAGTTTTGCATGGGTATTGCCAAGGATAAGGAGTATATCATCGGGCTGACCGGTACGCCAGTAGTGAATAAGCCCATGGACCTACTGGCACAGCTCCAGATTATTGGCAGGCTCGGTGAGTTTGGCGGCTACAAAGGATTTACCGATAGGTATTGCCAGGGTTTCAATCAATCCTCAAACCTTAAAGAGCTGAATTACTTTCTCAACAAAACTTGTTTTTTCCGCCGCTTAAAAAAGGAAGTGCTTAATAATCTTCCAGACAAGATGCGCTCAATCGTATCATGCGAAATCACTACAAGGAAAGATTACGACAAAGCGGAGGCTGAGTTCATCAGTTTCTTACGTGATAACCTTAACAAGACAGAAGGTGAAATTTCCACAGCTCTACGTGGTGAAGCCATGGTAAAGATGGGTATCCTTAAAAAACTATCTGCCAAAGGTAAGATCGATGCTATGATTGAACAGATCCGTGAAGTGGTGGAAGCTGGTGAGAAGATTATTGTATTCGCAACACATAAAGACGTTGTGGCTGAATTGAAACAGGCTATTCCAGGATCCGTTACAGTTATCGGTGATGATAGTATGGATCAGCGGCAAAGGAACGTGGATGCCTTCCAGAAGAACCATAACTGCCAGGTGATCATTTGCAACATTCAATCCGGTGGCGTAGGTATTACCCTTACTGCATCATCAAGGGTGGCATTCATTGAGCTGCCTTGGCATCCGGCGCACGCTGATCAGGCAGAGGACAGAGCTTGGAGGATTGGGCAGAAAAACAGTGTGCAGTGTACCTACCTGCTCGGCCAGAATACTATTGATGAATACATCTACAATATCATCGAGAAAAAGCGGGCTATGGTGGCTCAGGTTACCGGAGCTGAGAATGATATTCAAACTGAGATGAGTATGGTAGATGATTTAATTGGATTATTCAGCGGGAAGAAATGAGCAGTTGGGTTGACGATATGATCAGTGAGAAGCACATCCGGGCAGCCCGGTTGCTGGTGGTATCTCTTACAACCAATTACAATAGTGCAGAGAGAAAGATTAAGTCCAATGAGATAGTTGTAAAGCTCAGGGAAAGAGGTTTTGCCATCGGGGATGCAGAGCTGAGGCAGATTATCGGTTACATCAGGCGCAATGACCTGTGTGCACCGGGATTCATTCTTTCAGATCAGGGTGGTTACTGGTTCAGTACAGATGAGAAAGAAATGCAGAAGGTATGGGAATCTAATCACGGAAGGGCAATAGAGATCATGAGCAATTTTGCTCCATTACATAAACGATTTAAACATTTATTATCAAACCAAAATTCACTTTTTCAATTATGAACCTCCAAACATTCAACAAAACCACAATGCCCAATGAGAGGCAAAGTAGCTTAACACCAAAGCTAACCATCAACCCAAAGGGCGTTTTTTCCTTAAACAGAAAAGCTGCACAGATCATGAAATTATCTGAAAATGATAAAGTGAGCATCTCGCAGGACACTGACGATCCTATCAACTGGTACATCCATAAAGATGCGGATGGCTTTGATTTGAGGTTGTTAAATAAAACAACCGCAATGCTGGGCTTTAATAACATCAGCCTCAAAAATGCTATCGTTGAGGCAATGGAGTTCTCAAACGATAAAATCACATCGGCTACCATCAGCAGTAACTGCACAAAAATTGGCAAGTTGAAAGTTATTGAATACTGGCCGATAATTTTTACCTCTTAAAAGCTATACCCCCCCAATGGCAAGAATACGAACTATCAAACCTGAGTTTTTCAAAAATGAACAATTAGCCGATCTGCCCATGAGCGCACGGCTCCTTTTCATCGGACTGTGGACACTGGCCGACAAGGAAGGGCGCTTGGAGGATCGTCCAAAGAGGATTAAAGTAGAATTGTTCCCCTATGATAACCTTGATTGTGATAAAGAACTGTCACGGCTTCAAAGTGCAGGCTTCATTGAAAGATATGAAGTTGGCGAACTGAAAGTGATTCAGATTATCAATTTCACAACTCATCAGCGCATCACAGGGAAAGAAAGCGAGACTGATAGCAGGTTTCCAGCCATTACAGAGGGAGAGAAACAACAGGGAAACAATGGGGAAACAATGGGGGTGTATCCGGGTGCACAGGAAGGGAAGGGAAAGGAAGGGAAAGGAAGGGAAAGGAAGGGAGACGCTTCGCCACCCGTTGAAATTATTTTTCCATTTGACGAGGATTTTAAAACCTCATGGCAAAACTGGAAGGATTACAAACGGCTGGAGCATAAATTCCAATACAAATCCCCCCAAAGTGAACAGGCCGCGCTCGAAGATTTGGTAAAAAAATCTGGCGGCAAAAAAGAAATCGCCGAACTGATTATTCAACAATCAGTTTCAAGCGGTTGGAAAGGCTTTTTTGAACTTAAAAATCAAAAGAATGGAGCAGCAGATTTTAATCAGCAAAAGAGAAATCAAGCAGTTACAGGTAACCAACTTATGCAAGCGCACGCTGCAATCTTTGGCGACCGGGGATCCAGTTAGCCGGTATAACATGGTTAAGCACTTCACTGTTGCTAACCAACCCAATTACCCGGCTTTATTAGCTGTTGGAGAAAGGATACCAGACCTTGTTGAAAAGATAGGGTTAAGCACATTATCAGCATTGGTAATGGCTGAGGTTACAAAATTTCAGAATAGCTACACTGTAATCAGGCCAATGACAGCCACGCAGATTGCAGATTGCGCTCTTGCCATAATCAGCTCTGCAGAAGAAGACCGGTTGAGTCTTAATGATCTTGTCATTTTCTTTGAAGGTGCTAAGCAGGGTAAGTACGGAAGGGTGTTGGATCATATCGACCAGCATGTAATTTTTGAAATGTTGGATAAGTACAGGGAAGAAAGACACATGGTAGTGTACAGGCATCGGCAAGATGAGATTGCAAAGTATAAGCAAGGTTATGATCATGATCGATTTTCAAAATCTTCTGATGAAAATGAAGTAAGTATTCAGAAATTCATTTGGGAGTACAACCAGAAATCTGGTAATAAATCTGAACCATGAAAGCACGACTGATTTTATCATTGATTGGCGTTTATCTGACAGAGGTAGATGTAGAGCTTCCAGATCATGACGAGTGCCTTTCCTTTGAAGACAATTGCAAGATCAGGGAAAGCTACTTGAATCATGAGGTGGAAACGCTAAGGATCAGGCACCTGAATGCCATACTGAAATACAATTGTGTTCATGAAATCAATTTGGTGGTGGCGAGTAAAATGAATGTACATGAAAAACAGATGGACTTTAGCTGATATTGAAAGGCTGGGGCTTAAAGCTCATGGAATTGAGGTTAAGAAATCCGGTAATAATATTCCAGTTAAAATTCCCAGACAACCGGCAAAACAGATAGCTGAGATGTGCAATATATTGCACGCTATGGGTATAGAGTATGTTACTGAGTACCGGTTCCATGAATTACGAAAGTTTCGGTTTGATATAGCTATCAAGATTCACAAGATTGGAATTGAGTATGAGGGATTGATGAGCGAGAAAAGCCGGCATACCACGGTTGAAGGGTTCAGTATGGATTGTGTGAAATACAACCTGGCGGTGAAGGAAGGCTGGCGGGTCCTTAGATACACGGCAACAAACTACCAGAGCTTTGGGAGTGATATTCAGGAACTATTGTAAAGAACTACTTTTTATAAACCTTTAAAAATTGAATTATGAAACTAAAAACAATTTTAATGATTGTATGGGTGGCAATACTTTTTTACGACATTACTCAAAATGATATTACCGCTGTTGTAAAAGATTATTTAATAATGATATTTTCTGCAATAATATTAGATGATTTATTAGATGATTTATTAGATGATTTATCAGATTAAGTTACAAGTAAAAATTGAATTATGGAACTAATTAGCTGGGCTAATCTTAACACATGCAATTTTAATTTACATAATAATCAATCAATCATGAAAAAAACAAAAACAATCCCCTTCACCATCGAAGCATGGAAAGCAGGCGGCAAGCCAGTAATTGCCGATGGCAGGGAAGTAAAGCATCTTACTAACTTTGAAACCGATGATGGGTACCCGTTAGGCGGTGTTATTCATGGCACGAAAGCAACATGGAGACTTGATGGCATATTTAATAATAACCCAATTTCCGGTAACAACCTCATGCTCGAAGTAGAGGACACGGAAAAGGAATTGTATCTTGTAGTTATAAGTGATCAAACTTGTGGATACATTAAAAACGAATACAATGTTTACGTTTCCGATAACATTGAAGATGCAGTCAAACAAGCTAATTACCTCACCCATCTAAAACTACCGTCACGCAATCTTCAACCCAACTGTTCGGAAATTCCGAATAATTGAAGTGTTGGCAAGTTCTACTTTTTGTGGGTAGTTAATCAAGTTAAACAACCCTCATTTTATTAAACCTAAAGCTTCACAAATGGGAAAAAATCAAATACGCAGTATTATGAGGTATGCTCAACTTATTAAATTCGGAACTATTAAAATACGCAGTGTAAGGTGGAAATATATGCTTTGTGGTAGAGATAAGTTTACACATAAAAGCTCCCATAAATGCGTAGGTGGTTATAGGAAACGAAAGATTGTATGGCAAGAGGTTCAAAGCCATTGCCGATAACGGTAGTTATTAAAAAAAATAAAACAAAATATATGCACACAGTTGAATTTATAACTTCAAGCCCGAATAGCGGCAATACCATTTTTGTAGGCAGTCACGGTTATGAGCAGAAAGGCAATCGGTATTTTTGGCGCATTGGAGCAAAGACGAAATTTAATCAAGGATTTAAGTCTAAAGATGATTGTGATGAATGGATAAACAAAGTTCGTGATAAGTACGGGTTTGATTGGAGGGTAGGTTTTCAAGTCAAGTTTAATCAGTTTGATTTACCTTGGACACTCGTAGATAGCAAAGGTGTTGAAGTTAAATGATGGTAGCAATTATCTACAACATTCTGCTTAACCCACCAAAAGAAGAAGTCAACCGTGTTGAAATAATAAACCAAATTAGGGCTTTGCTTATTAAGTTTAATAATTAAAAAAATGATAACAAATAACTACTTCTACACAATTACTTGCTGTGCCATGCCTTTCGTGGTTTGGGGCTGGTTTGTTTTGTACTTGTGCGTTATTATATCTGCGTATTTGTTTGTAAATGCCTTTCAGAGCCTTAGTAAGAGTGGCCATAGCATTGTTCATTTTTTTATCAAGTTTGTAACAGCACTACTATTAGTAATAATAGGATTCCGAATTGAAATAATGCTATTTACATCATAAGATACAAAAAATTTTAAAACAACACGTTGCTTTCCGCAACCGACAAGTAAACCACTACATTATACCCCAACGGGTATCGTGTATCAATAACTAAGCTAAATTATACCCGATAAGGCGTAATAAGAAGTTTCGGATTATTAACTGTCAAAATAAATACTATGGGAATTTCAAAAGGTAAAATGGGTGCTTTAGCAACAATGGCTTTAATGCTTGGTGGGCTTGGGCAAGTAGATGGATTTCGTTATGAAGATAAAGAAAAGCGTAAAAACAAGGATATTGGTACACGCCCTAAAAATTCACCAATTCCTAAAGGCTGTAAAAAATATGTCTTTAAAGAAAGTTTTGGAACACTTGAAGTAATTGCAATGAGTGAAAAATCAGCAATGAAAAAGTATAACAAATGGTGTGCTGCCAATTCGCAGAGTGTAATATAGTAGCCAACACCCTGCTCCATACAGCCGAAAAGTAAACCTTTAAAAATAAGATATGGCAAAACCCCTCACCCAGCCACAAGTAGATAACATCTTCCTACTCCACTCCAAAGGGCTTACCCCAGAACAAATAGCCGATGTAATGAACATCGCCAAAGAGCGTGTACGTTTAAGACTAAGAGGCATCACTCCCCGCATCGTAAAAGAAAAAGCAAAGCCGCCTGTTGAACCGGATAGGGATTTTAACTGGAACTTTGAGACCAACGGATTCTTTGATGAAAACAAATGGGCTAAAAATTTAAATTTTTAATACAACGCAAGTAATATTTTTTATAACTTTGATTGCAACATGGCATCATCTAAAACAGCGAAGACCGTTAAAGTGGTTGAGGAAATCATCCTTCACATAGAAAAAGGACTGACTTTTAACCAAACCATGAGAAAGATTGTCGGTAAATATCTGTTTACCGACAGAACTTTTTGCCGCCATTGGAAAAATGCCTTTGAAATCCACACTGCGCGCCAATCTGAAAGAAAAGCCTTACTGACAGAAACGGAAGTAGAAACACGAAAATATCACATCATTTCAGCCGCAGAACGAAAAGAATACCTTACCAAAATGATACTTGGCGAGATTGAAATCACATTAAAACGCCCATTCTGGAATCCTGAACAAAAGAAAATGCAAATGATACCGGTTTCTAATCCAGCGGATGAAAAGACCAGGATATCTGCAATAGCTGAACTCAACAGGATGGAAGGCGATTACGCCCCTACTAAAGTGGCTAATACCGATAAGGATGGTAATGATGTTGCGCCGCCTTTGAGTCCAAAACAATACGAGGAATTGATAAGAGCAGTTAATAAGAGCGGAGGTAAATCGTGAACGTAGTACTGGCGAGTGCATTCAGGCACCAACCGCCAGAAGTGAAAAAGGTTATTGAAGCCTATTGGGGCAACTGGATAGTGAATGATTGCTTCATACCCTGGATTGAGAATAATAGCAAGGTAACGCTGTTTTATGGTAGTTATGGTTCAGGGAAATCGGTTTTCATAGTTGACTTGTTTTTGAATAAGTGTTTGGATGATAAGTATTTCAGGGGTTATTTCGGAAGGAAAGTTTTAGATACAGTTCGTAACACGGTACATAAGACTTTCACTGACCGCATAAAAGAGCGAAAGCTCGAAAAGTTCTTTGTTTATTCTGATAAGCCAAACGGTTCGATGCGAATCCTTTGCAAGAAAAACGGCAACGAGTTAATTCCATTCGGGGCCAGTGATGCAGCTTCTTTAAAATCAATTAAGGATCCTACACACTTTTTTTGCGAGGAGTTCGACCAGTTTACATTTGAGGATTTTGGGTTTATCTTCTCCAGGTTAAGGACTGAGAAAGCTGCCACACAGTTTTACGGTGCATTCAATACCGAGAAGATTTATCAAAGCCACTGGATCCGAAAGATATTCTTTGATGGCGGCTATACCGGGCAGGTGGCTACATTGAAAGCGAATTATACCGGTAACTACTTCATCAATCAGGAGGAGTATTACAAATCGCTACAGCTTATTGCTAATGGCAATGCTGCTGTACTCAATGCAATAGCAAACGGCGAATGGGGAGCAATTAGAACCGGTGGTGAGTTCTGGAAGTGCTTCGATGAGTCTAAGCATGTAAAGCCATTGAAGCCCAGAAAGGATACAACCATTCACGTATCACTTGATGAAAACGTGAATCCTTATGTAACGCAGATTGTTTGGCAGATAAGTGTGGCGGAAAAGAGATTATCGCAGGTTCATGAGATTTTGAGCAGAAGCCCGGCAAATAATGCGCCCAAAGCAGCGAAGCAGTTTGCGGATTGGTTGCACTCAATTGGTTATTCAGACACGGTTTTTGTGTATGGAGATCCATCTGCTGGGAAGCGTTCAACCATCGATGCGAACAACGCCAGTTTCTTTGATAAGTACATAAGTACGCTCAAAGATTTAGGATTTTCTGTTGTGAGCAGGGTTCAGAGGTCGGCACCGGAAGTTTCGCTAAGTGCTGATTTTATCAATGCCATCTACGAAAACAACCATGAGGGATGGAGTATTGAGGTGAGCGATATGTGTTTTGGAAGCATCGAGGATTACATTATCGTAAAAGAGGATGCAGAAGGCAGGATGTTGAAAGCCAAGGAAAAGGATAAGGAAACAGGCGTGACTTTTGAGCCGCACGGGCACTGTTCAGATGCAAAAAGATATTTCATAACCACCGTACTTGAAAAAGAGTTTGTAGCATTTAAGGGAAGGAGAAGGAAAACGGGAAGTATTGCGGTGCCAAGATTAAATTAAAAATTATCTCAATGATACTAACCATTGATCAGATTAAAAATGTTTTGAAAGAAAATCAATCGGCTGCAACGCTGATTAAAGCCAGGGAATACCGGCAAAAGATGCGAATGCATCTCTATGGTGAAGAAATGAATACCTACCTGCCTGTTATTGGAGGTTTTGAAGCTCCGGCATTGCAGACGCTTAGGGTTAAGTACGCAAAAAGTAACAGGGATTTATTTACCCGCCTCAGCCGCCCACTCGATAAAGTGTTTACTGCAAGAGGCGGATCTGTTTATTATAACCTCGAAGGGGAGCAAGAGGATAAAGCAAGGCAGGTTGCATCCAATATCCGCAGCGGCATGAGTGTAAAAGATGTGCTAAGTAGTATGTGGCGGTATAGAATGATTGATGATCCAATGGGTATAATGATGATGGAGCTGTTCCCTGCTAAGGAGGCAGAAAGGCAGAAGCAGATGGGTAATTCAATATGCTACCCCACCTTCAAATCGGTTGCCAATATCCACGAATACCTATGCAATGGCTCTCAGGTTGAGTTCGTGTTCTTTGTAACGAGCAAGAAAGAGAGGAAAGCTGTTGGATTGAAAGAGGATGATACGGTTTACAGGCTTGTTGATGATGCCCAGGATGTTTATGTTAAGGTTGAAGATGAATCGGTAACACTGCATTCTCCATTACCAAACTATTTCGGCAAGGTGCCGGCTATACTCAATAGCGATATCCTAAGCGAGAGTAATAGTGGAATGATGATGTCATTCTTTGATCAGGTGATTGAGCTGGCCGATGAATTTCTTTTAAAGGGCAGCATTAAAACTACACATGATTTCCTTCATGCTTATCCAAAGTATTGGGAGTATGCAGATAGCTGCTCAACTTGTGGCGGCACGAAGTATGTGGATGGCAAGGACTGCCCTGATTGCAAGGGAACCGGTAAGAACTTCATGAGTAAGGTATCGGATATTAAGCTGCTCGAATGGCCATCAAAGGATGAGCAGGTATTAACGCCCAATGTTGCCGGTTATGTATCGCCATCTGAGGTTTACCACAAGATAGCTGGCGAAAGCATGGAGATGCTCGAATCATTGATGAGGTACACAAGATGGGGGGTACAGGCTGATGTGAAGCAGGAAGGGATCAAGACCGCTACTCAGATTGTCCAGGATATAAAGCCTGAGGCGGATGTGCTTGAAATAGTGGCAAGAATGGCTGAGAAGCGGCACAAATTCCTCGTTGATTTGTCTGTAGCTGTAAACATACAGCCCGGTTACAAAGGATCATCTGTAAATTATGGCAGAAGGTTTATGCTTGAAGGCCCTGATGTGTTGTGGGAAAAGTATCAGGATGCCAAACTCAAAGGTGTTGCTATTAGCGCACTTGATGATATGCTGTATGATTATTACGAGGCGAAATACGGAACTGATCCCGTGAAATTATACATAATGCAGAAGCTTACCAAGGTTGAGCCATTTGTACACATGACAGCGGAGAAGGTAAAGGCGCTTGGAGTTGGGCCGTTAGTTCTCAATCAGAAAATCTTTTACAGTGAATGGCTTTCAATGCTCAGTCAGGCAGAATTGACGGCATTGGATGAGCAGCAGCTCAGAGATAAATTGAAAGAATATGCGGCAGCGCAGGAAATGGCACCAGAGCCTACACAAATTCAGTAATCAATTTTATGAAGAAAAATATTGTAAAACAAATCAGGAAAGTAGCGGAAGAACTTCCCATTATCATGCGCAACACTTGCGAAAAGCACATAATGACTGGCGCTGAAATGATTGAGGAGTTAGAGCTAATGAAAACTGAAGATAACAAACCCGTTCTGCCTTCAGAAAGATATCTTGTCCGCCAACCTGTGAGAATTTCAATAAATCATCACCGCAAAATGAAGAAGATTTATAAAGAGTTTAATGTTCAGGGGCTATCACTTTACATTAATGCTGTAAAATCTCATGCGGAAAAACAAAGTAATCAATAAACCTCAATAAAAATGGGAAAGCAACCACAATCAGCACAACCTGAAAAGGAAATTGTGCAAGATCAACCACAATCAGCACAACCTGAAAAGGAAATTGTGCAAGATCAACCACAATCAGCACAACCTGAAAAGGCTGCACACTTTGAGGAGTGGAGGATGGAAAAGGAAAAAGGCGAATGGGTAAAAAACAAACTTCTGCGCTCTTGTGTTAAGATTACACAAGAAGAAGCTGATGTACTCAACGCTGGTTCCGCCTCATCCGATGGACTCCAGTCAATCATGTATCTATCACCTGAAACCAAAGCAGATGCTTAAAAACCAAACATTGGAGCAGATTGCCACACTGCTTAAAATCAAAAAGGCAGACCTCGAAGCAGCTATAAAAGCCGAAACTGAAACAGATATTGAAATAGATGCCAATCTTCAGACTTTCAGCGAATCAGATTTAAAGACGCTGAAGAACAACAGCTACAAAGAAGGTAAAGCTGCCGGCATTGAAATGGAAGTTGATGCCGTAAAAAAAGCTGAAGGGCTTGAATTTACCGGTAAAACTGTTGCAGCACTGCTTGAAGCAAAAGCCGCAAAGGTAATTGCTGATGCAAAGATTGAGCCTGATAAAAAAGTAAGGGAGTTGGAAACGAAAGTAGCCACCCTTACCACAACCGTATCGGACTACGAATCTCAGATTGCAGCCAAAGATGCTGAAATTAATGGCATTCGTGTAAACAGTGAGCTGTATCAGCACATCCCTTCTTTTGGTGATAAAGGCCCTGCCCTTGGTGCAGATGATGTTATTCAGTTAATGAAAGCATCTGGCTATGAGGCAAAAATGGAAGACGGCAAAACCGTGTTTTACAAAGCAGGCGCAAAGCTTACTGATAAACTTGGTAATGCAACAGCTCCAAAAGATGTGATCAGTGCTTTCATAGCAGAAAAGAAGTTAGCGCCGGTTGAAGGTGGCGGTGCTGGCGGACGTGGTGCAGGTGATGGAGGCGGTGCATCAGCCAGTTCACTCACTGCATTAAAGGCAAAATTTACTGCAGAAGGAAAAAGTTTACTTGGCCAAGAGTTCAGCCAAGCAGTACAGGAAGCCGCAAAAGTGGATGGCTTTGTAATGAGCTAAAGATTGTTTTCATAGATTGTTTATTTAAGGGTAAGCCTCTTGTTTCTACAGGAGGCTTTTTATTTGCAAAAAAATAAAGTTGTAATTTTTATTACTTTGAATTATTTGTTTTAATATTGTGCTCTACAGAGCAAGATATCGCTCAAAAGCTAACCGCCCAAGACGCAGGGCAACACCAGGGCAAGACGCCGCCCACAAAGACCTCAACCACTTTTCAAAACATTTTAAATTTTTAATAATGGCAAATTTCGATGTATCGAACTTGCTCACCGCGCAAACGATGGTGAATGCAATTTACGAAAATCCCGAAATGAGGATGAAGCCCGCACCAGCCTTTGGGCTGTTGACCTCAAATGATGCACTCATCATCGGAGCCGAAACCCTTCGCACAAGGGAAGACAGGGCTATTGAAGCCCATTTGCTTGCTCGCACTAAGCGTTCAAGTGGTTCTACAAGAACCCACAATCACACCGGAACTATTGATGACAGCCAAAAAGTAACGCTTAACTGGACTACCAAGTCCGATAAGTTCGCAATTTCTTTGAAGCTGCTTGACAGATCCGTATTTGATTTCAATACTGTTTTCGCCAATAAAATGGTGCAGGCTTGTATGAACGTATTGGAAGACAAAGAAACCGAAGCGATCGCTTATCTACGTGCCCAGCGTGCCACCCAGCAGCCAGCAGGTCTTAAAGGCGGAACTTTCACTGCTGCAACCAATGCTATCGACATAGATGCAACCAATGCTATTGTGTTTTATCAGCGTTTGAAATCAGTAATGCGCCAAAACTATTTTGGTGGACAAATTGATGTTATCGCGGATAGCAATATGCAAGTAGCTGCTGAAAGGCTTGCTGCCCAGGGTGCAGGTAATGCAACCAACACAGCATTCCAGTTTGCTGGCCTTCGTATTGTTGAATCAGTAGAGCTTAATGATGCCAACTATGCAGATGGTATCGTTTTAGCAATGCCATCACAGTCCGCATCGGCTCTTAACTGGATTCCACAGCAAAACAGAAATGGATACGGAGACTACAACAGTTTCGTTGGTGGTTACGGCACATTCAGTTTTGGTGGATACACCTTTGCTGTTCATGGTTATGCTCAGCGTGCTGACACCAGTGCATCTAACGGTAATTCTCAGGACGTTTCTTTGGAGTTTGAAGTTTCTTTTGATACTTCTTACAACAAAGCTCCTTTGAGCTTCACCACAGGCCGCACTGATAGCGTAATCCTTCAGTTTGGACAAACCTCTTAATTCACCATTGTAAAAGAAAAAGTAAAATGAAAAAATTGCTAATGCTGTTCGCCTTGGTTCTTTCTTTCGGAATTGCAAATGCTCAACGTGGAACTACGTTGCAGTTATTGCCTGCCGATTCATTGACCAATGTGGACACCACAACCAAAGTAATTGCAACTACTGCAGGCTATCACGGTATCGTGATCAGCCCAATAGTTACAAGGATTTCAGGAACTGCAGCCGGAAAGGTTTATCTGTCTGAATCCTTTGATGGAGTTAATTACAGCGCTAATCTTGATAGCATCACACTGACCAATGCTGTCACTAATACCGCAATCTGGAAGAGGACACCACCTTTTGCAAACTTCTACCGAGTTCAATTTATAAGTTCCGGTACTTGTTTACTCGTTCCATTAACCAGATTTGTCGCTCGTAAATACGACTAAAAATGAACAAACCAATTGAGATAACAGTAGGCGGTGCCGGGATTTACGATCCAGTTGCAGGGGCAACGGATTGCAATATCTCAATCATAGCTGGACAAGATCTTTGGATCAGCAAGCAGGGTTACGGCCCTTATGATTATGCGCTTTACACTGTTATCTCTACTGGTGGCTTTCGATTGATTGGAAGCACATTTGAAGATGGAGAGAAATGGTTTGTTTTTGCCATAGGCACTTTATATCAGCTACAATATAGCAGCAATTACACAAATGGGTTTAACTATCCACAGGTGATTTCTGCTTTGTTTGGCAGGGTTGGTTGGTTACAGTCAGCAGGATCTCCCGTTTTAAATACAAATAACCTATTCTCAAAAAGCGGAAGGTACTTTAATGATGGCAGCTTTCATTCACTTGTTACACTTTCAAATTTGAAACAAGTAATGGAGCTCAATGGTGCCACCGACTTTGAGTTCAATGCTTACCTCGAAGCATTACAAAGAGGGGTAATCCTTCGTTTACTATCTGCAACATTTGGGGTTCCTGAATTTATTTCTCAGGATATGACCTATACACGTTTTGATAGTAGCGATAAGCAGATTCAAAATACTGGCGCTTTCACCGGAATAAGAATCTTACGCCCTTCTCCTCTGAATTACGCA